GCCCGTCCCGTTCTTCCAGCTCTCCGCGCTGGTCCCGGGCCCCGGCCCGGCCCGGGTGCCGAGCAGCCGCTCCGCCTCCGCCACCGCTGCAGCTCCCTGGTCCTGGACCTGGTCGACCTGGTCCCCGGGTCCCGAGCTGGCGAGCTGACGCAGCTCGGACAGCGTATCCCTCGCCGTGACCGGGTCCACCTGGACCGCAGGCCGGTATTGATGGGACCGCTTAGCGTTCAGCATGGCGAGCAATAGCATGGGACTGTTCCCGGGCTTGAGCCGCTTGACCAGGTCCCACGCAACCGCCTCCAGACGGTCAGCGAATGATTCCGCTTCCCCGTCCATCCTGGCCAGAAACCCGAGCCGGTCAGCCGTGCGCCAGTCCTGGACCGTACGCCGAGATACCCCGGCGGCCTCTGCTGCATGGGTGATGGTCCCGCAGGCCGCATAGGCGGCCAGGAACCGCTCTTGCCGGTCCCACATGGCCAGCTCGAGCAAGGCTCTTTTTCTTTCCAGTGATGGCGCAGAGGAATCTACAAACGCCTGCAACCGTTCGCCCTCCGTTGGCTTGCGGTCCTGGTCCTGGTCCCCGTCCCGGTCCAGGTCCCCGAGTCCAGAGCGCACCAGCTCGAAGGCCGCCAGCTCGGCGTCATGTTCCCGGTCCAGGTCCTGCTGCTTTTTAGTACTCATGGCCCGAATTGTGACCCCGTGGCTGGCCAGAAAACAAGGGGCCCGGTCCACCTGGACCCGCACCCCGGCGAAGCGACCGCGCAGGCCCCGCCGAAGCGGTCGCGCGCGCTCTGTTACTGATAACTGTTAGCCTCCGCTTACAGCTACGGCTAACAGTTACTGAATACAGTTACTGAATACAGTTACTGTTAACTGTTCCTATTAATACAAAAAGTCAGCGATAAAACGTGTTGCGCTTTGGGGCGTGCGTCAGGCATAATAACCGCACGGCCCCCCATGGGCCGAAATAAACACACTTACGGAGGCGTAAAAGATGCTGAAAGTCTACAAAAACACCGAGATTAAACGGCGTGCGTTCGGGTCCTGGAGGATGCGCGGGTTGCGTTGTTTCTGGCTCGGTCCCGTATTCGTACTCTGGACCCGGGAGGCTTAATCATGGGAGATTTCAAGTACGGCTTGAAAGAGCTGCGGTTTATCTCGGACCCCGGGCATGGTTGGCTGGAGGTGCCCACGGCGGACGTCGAGGCATCCGGTTACATTCCGAGCCAGTACAGCTATACCGACACCTATCGGGACCAGTGGAACGGGTTCAGCTGGACTTACCTGGAGGAAGATTGCGACGTTGCCGGGTTCGTCCAGGCCCTGGGCGTTGCCCCCGAGCTGGTGGGCCCGACCGTTAGTTACATCAGCTATTACGAGCGCACCGATTCGGACTCATGGGTTCGGGACCTGCCCCACTGTAGCGGTCAAGGTTTCGTGTCCCCGTTCAATCGACCCGCGTGGGCTGCTGATATAGAAGCCAATCGGAGGGTTTAACCATGTTCACCCCTGATGTAATAGCGGAGACCTTTGAGAGCGTCACGCCGAAGCTGTATAACGCTTTGTGGCGGGTCTGCCCCACGCTCTCACCAGTTGAGGCCATCGACGGCCTTACCTACCGCCAGACCCGAGGCCGCATGGCCAAGATGGGAGCTGATGCGGAAACCCTCGGAGACTTCCAGCGAATCATGGAAGGTGACGCCCGTAAATACGGTTACCGCCTGATTAAATAGGTTCCCCGGCTCCGTCCCCGGGGCCGTCGACCATGACGGCCCCGGCCCGGAGCTGGTGAGCTGAACAGCTCCCCGGCTTACACGCACCCTCGGAGGCATTGACCATGCTGGACTTCCTATCCTATCTCTGGTGGCGCGCAACGCGTCGGGGTCTCGGGCTTTCGCCCACTGACCCGGTCCCTTACGTTCCCAACTATCCGCCCTCCGCCGTCAACTGGAGGCGCTAACGTGTTGGAGTGGACCGGCCAACAACTGGAGCTGCTGCCCCTGGACTCGGTGGCCACCCGCGCCGAGTGGGTCCAGGTGCGCTCCCGGTCAACCAACGGGACCGCCGTCTGGGAGCTGTACGACGGCGGCCAGGCCACCGGCTGGAGTCTTGACGACCTCCACCGCCAATGTCGCGCCCTTTACCCGTGGGCCCTGGTCCACCAGGACGGTCGATATATCCAGAGCCCCTACGCCCTCGGCTGGAAGCACGCCAACGAGGCCCGAGCTGCAGCCCTCCGCGCTTACGCCGGGGAGCTGCAGCTTGTCCCGGCATCGGTCAACCACTGGGAGAGCAAGGGGCCAGCGTTCACCGATTGCGGCCACAACATCACCGATATTTATATCTTGACGGAGGCTTAATCATGTTTCGCAAACTAACACCCGAGGAAATCACACAGTTCGAAGAACACGCGCGGGCAAATCTTCCGGGCCGGTCCGACTGGTCCCTCTTTCACCCGGTATGCCGGGCGATATGGTGGGACCTAGCGTGCCAGCATGACGGGCTGGACCCCCAGGACCGCTTTGTTGTGTTCACCGCTGATAATCCGTATTTCGCCGAGGTTTAACAGCTCCGCCCCTGGCGCCGGTCCGATCCATACGGCGTCAGCCCGGAGCCGTTAAAAGCGGTGACCGCTTAACGGCTTACACACACAGCAGGAGGCCCACAGATGGGAGGACCCACGGAATACCAAATCCCACCCCCGGAGACGGTCCAGGAGCTGGCCAAGCTGGCGCGCTGCGCGTTCAGCCTGGAGACCAGGGACAACGGCTCTAAGTATTGGACGCATGGCCGAGAGGCCCCCGAGTGGATAGACCAACTCACGATGGAGGCCCACGGCACCGGGCCCGGGGGTATGCTCCCGGAGGATAGCCGGTACTCTTTCATAGTCGAGGCTTTGGACGCCCTGGAGGAAGCCGAGGACCCGGACGAAGCCCGGGACGGTTACGAGTTTGAGCCTTACTTTGGGCGGCTCGTGGACTGGCTCGGGTCCTACGCCGGGCACCGTTTCGAGTATTGTGACCAGTGGGCGGAGGAATACGGCCAGCCCGAGGACACCTATCACCGGCTGGCAGGCGGCCACCTTCAAGAGCGGCTTGAGGTCCTGAACCTAGTGCGCGGCTCCCTGGAGGCGCACTTGGCAACCCTGGCGGCGGCCTAGCCGCCAGGGACCACAGCCCCGGGGGACCAGGTCCCCCGGGGCTTAGGCATACCCAATCCCAACCAACAGAAACAGAGGACAGCGCAAAATGGTTAAACAGATACGAGTCACCGAATACATGGGACCGTCCAACGTCTACGAGCTAAAGGGCTTTATAACCGCCCAGACGATAGACGCTCTCGGCCAGCCGTTAACGCCCGAGGAAGGGCAGATGCTCCGGGCCGAGATTGACCAGCTCCGCAGCTTAGCCGTTGGCGAGTCAATGCCCCTAGGAGAACCCGAGGCCGGGTTAACCGTTGAACGTCTACCCGATAGCAGAGGATAAAGCGAAAATGAAAACAGAGACAGAGGCCCGGGCAATCCTGGAGCCCCACCGCTGGACCCGGCCCCCGAGTTACTACGGGGCAATCTGGCCCGAGTATTACGTGGTGGGCGGCCAACACCGGGACAGTGACATCCTAGACCAGAGCAACTTTAACGTCACCAAACAGAGGCTTGCGCCCTGGAGCGATGCAGAGGTCAACGCCCTTGACCACGCTTGGACCACCACCACGGCCAGCCATTTCCTGGTGGGTTGGGTGGAGACAATCTACGTGCACCAGGACGCGCCCGTTGAACTGCTGGCGGAGGCCGCCGAGATTATCGAAAGCCTGGAGAACTACCCCATCCTTGACGAGGAAGATTACACCGCCCGTGAATTTGAAGCAGAGAAGGAGGCCACAGCATGATTACAAAGCTAGACACAGACCAACAACACAACGCCGACGCCCTGGAGGCCATCGGCGTTGAGTACCCGATACAAAAGCGCTACATCATCACCGAGTCCCAACTAGCGGCCATAGGCGAGGCGCTGAGCGACGCAAGCAGTTTCTATGAACTGTTCGACGATGATAACGAGGGACGGGGTGAGTTGATCCGGAAAGGCGAGGCGGCCACCGAGAACCTAGACCCGGCTGGCGGATGCGAACACTGGCATAGGACTTGTGAGGTATGCGGAGTGTTCCCGGTCCTGGAGGGCTGGATATCGGACGATACATATTTCTGCGACCCATGCGGTGAAGCTCGAACCACCGAGTTCTACACCGATGATGCCGGGGTCGAGCATACCGGGTTGACCATGAGCCAGTGCTACGAGCTTATCGAGAAGGACAGTCCCGATAATGATTTCTTCTTTTGGACGTCCTGGCCCCTGGAAGATGATGATTGCGCCCAGATTATCGGGAGTGTCATTGGCGGCCCATGTGAGTGCCATTGCTGGCTCTGCACCAGGTACAAGGCCGCTAACGGTTCCTAGGCCGGGCCCCCGCCCTGGACCAGCTCCAGGGCAGCCCCCGGCCTATGAGCCGAGACACACCAGCGGAGGCGAAGCATGGCAGAAATCACAAAGGTCTACACGGTAACTATCTCAGGAATCCTAGTGCTGACATACGACGAGGAGGGTGACATCCCGAAGCCAGAACTCTGGGACACTCCGGTACTATTGGACGAGCTCACTCTCACGATGCACACAGCGCCTTCAGTAAAGCTGGCCCTAGTGCATTACAACCGAGACACAGGAACAGAGGACAACCTTGGTTCCGAGGAGGCCGAGTAATGGCAATCCTGATACAGCCAGACGGTTCCAACGACGAGGTAGTCCCTGAAGATGGACAGAGGTTTACGCTTGACGAGCTTCGGGCCCACGTTGGCGGCTGGATAGAAAAAGTCCGGTTGCCAGCAGAGACTAAGGTCAACGGCTACACGATCCAAACCATGTATGTGAACGAGGAAGGCCGATGGGAAAACCTGGAGCACAACCTGAACGCCAGCATGATTGCCGATAGGCACATAGTAGGCAACGCCCTGGTCCTGTTCCAGGGCGAACAAGAGGAGGAGGACGAAGAATGACACAGTTTCAACTAGGCACAATCTCGCATGGAACGCTACGCACCCAGGATTTACTTCCAGCGTTCTTAGAGACTTTAACCGCACGAGGCGGCAAGGTGCCAGACGACCTTGAATGTGGGAAGCACATTGAATACTTGAACTGGCCTAGCCTAGACACGACAGCGTGCGATGACGATGACAAATTCTGGGCATCAGACGATGCGATGTGGGACATGGAAGCATTGACCGATGCACTACAGACCCTATGCCCACCCTTTGTCTACTTTGGCACCCTGGAAGGCGATGGCTCGGACTTTGGATTCTGGGTTGATAGGGACGCCATCCAAGAGGCCATTGACCCAACAAGTTGTTTGGTGCGCATTAACGCCAATGGCGATTACGTACTAGAAGAGGATGGCGTAATCGTCCAGGTATCAGACCACGGTAACGTCACGGTCATGGACCTGGAGCGCAACGTAATCTGGAGCGTGGTGTAAGTAATGGCACAGTTTCAAACAACTGCCGATGGGTATGGGGCTATTACGTTTAAATGCCCGTTATCCAGTGAACCTATAACCCTAACGTTTGGGTATCTGCGTGGCGAACCTGTCATGCCCATCTTGAAGGGCGAGCCGCAAGCCGAAGGTGTCGCAGACCTGGTCACGATGATACCTCGGGCGCTGCTGATCCAAGCTCTTAAAGAGGGCTGGGACAGTGCGGAGTCTGGCTGGTGGGTTGATCCCGGCAATAATTGACCGGGCACAGTAAATAGCAAAAGCCCCCGGAGCTCTTTCGGGCTCCGGGGACACACACACAGACAGAGGCACTGTCTGTCTACAGATTATAACAGAGGATAGAGCAAATGAAACTTAGAGAGCTCAGAATCAGCCGAGAGATCACCCAGTCAGCATTAGCAGAGAAAGCGGGCGTAACCAAGCCCACCATCAGCCATATCGAGTGCCAGACCTTCCCGCCCAGGATGGAGACCATGCTCAAGGTGGCCAAAGCCCTGGAGGTACAGCTAACTGACATCGATGAGTTCAAACAGAGGATTGCGGTTTAGAGTCAGAACTGTAAACAGAGAATAACGCCCTAAGTCCACCAGAGGCCCGGCTTATGCCGGGCCTCTTTTTTGCCCAAAAAAAAGGGCCGGTCTGCCAACCGGCCCTCGGTCGAAACCCCTGCCAGACTAACCAGCAAGGACATCTGAGATTGTACACGGCATCCCGTTGGTTTGTCTACCACCAGTCCACAAAGTGGCCCAAATATGCCCTCTATGGTATTGACTTGCGCCACAGCCCGTCTTGTAAAATTGAACCATGCAAAAATCACACAAGGTTCCCATCCATATCACCCTGGACGCGGAAAGCGACCACGCATTAGGGGAAGTGGCAGAGAGTGAGGGGTTGACCAGAGCGTTCTTGATTCGGATAGCAGTCAAACGATTGTTAGCTGATCTCAAGGACCACCCGGAGACAGTGACATTGACGACAGGAGGCACACATGACTCTGGCAGAGACTCGTGAACGCGTGCATCAGGAGATAGAGGCTCTCCAGGACGAGAAAAGCACGCTAGGGCTACAGATAGAGGTCCACAACAAGGAGCTCATCTTGTTGATGGATCGCGTTAACGGAGTAGCAGAACAGATTGAGAAGTTGAGCAACGTCATACCCGTATTAAAGCAATTAGAGGAGGCAGAGCGTTAATGGCAGACAAGACAGAAGTGATAAACATCACAGAGTTCGCAGGCGCTTCAGACCGCAAGGGGAACGATTGTTGGAAGCTGAAGGCATCAGTGCCCTGGAGCGATTATCCGATAGAGTATTTTGAATGGCCTAGAGTGAACGGAGAATCTGCATTTCAGCTAGGGCAGTACCGGGTCGAGTTTAACCGGGGCAACGCCTTCAGGAACAAGCAAGGTTCCGACAGAGACTACGACTATTACTGGAATCCCATCAGCATGAACTACGTGGGCGCCGCAGAGAACGAGGGCAGCTCAAGTAACGGTCGACAGCCAGCCAGCAACAACTACCGGCCCAGCGGTGGTGGTGCAACGTCAGACGCTAAGAAAGACCGTTCGATGGCTGTTTCTTACGCAAAGGACTTGTGCTGTGCCGACAAGATAGAACGAGGCGAAGTGTTTGAAGTAGCCGCTAAGATACTGGCCTTCATAGAAGATGGCCCAGAAGCAGTACAAGAAGAAATCGATTGGAGAGAAGAGGAGGGATAGGATGCAGACCCTGAGTGAGTTCGGCTTCATGCCCGAATATGCAGAACTGGCAGTGAACCACCGTGCAGACGACGTCTGGTCTGAGAGGACGCAGATGTACGAGCGTTACTACCAGATAGGTGATATGCCCTCTATGCCGTCAGTGACCACGGTCCTGGACATGATCGGAAAGCCGGGACTCAGGGACTGGAAGATGAACAAAGCCTGGGAGCACGCTTATGGCGTGGCTATAAAAGAGCCATGGCCTCAGTGCCCAGAGACAGAGCTCAAGCGTCCCAAGACATCCTGGAGAGCCCGGCTGGATGCTCTCAAGCGAGAGTCAAAAGCAGCCGGGCCCACTCTCCTGGACAGGGCGCGGAAGGTAGGCGAAGACGTCCATGGTGCCATCGCTGCAGAGCTCTTGAACCAGCCCTACGTCATGCAACACCTCGATGACTTCAACGACAAAGACAGGGATCAGTTCGATATTGCGATGAGGTCATTCTTTGTATGGTACAAAGAGCACGTTACTTCAGGCGAAAAGCTCCAGGCACTATGGACAGAACAGACCATATGGTCTCCGGAACACCTATATGCCGGTTCACCTGACGTAGTCTTGACTGATGGCAGTAAGCTTATCGTTGCTGACTGGAAGACTGGCGCCGGGATCTATCCGGAGTACGGTGTCCAGGTCTCAGCGTATGCGAACGGCATACAAGAGCTCACCGGCTTCCCCATCGATGAATGCCGGGTGGTTCACCTTTCTAAGAACGAAGTCGGATACAAGGAATACCTGACAAAGGACTGGACGCAAGCTTTCAAGAGCTTCAAAGCGTCCCTACACCTTTTCAATGCTTGGCATGACGGAATACTCACTTCTAACGATAGCTGAGCAAGCAGTAGATGCAGGGATATCGGTTGTACCACCACGGACAGACGGCACAAAGGCCCCACTGGGCTCCTGGAGGACGTTCCAGGAGAGGTTGCCGTATCTCCAGGAGCTGGATGCCTGGTACCGCACAGACCAGAACCCCGGGATCGGCGTGGTCTGCGGAGCAGTCTCCGGGAACCTGGAGTGTCTGGACTTTGACCGCCACTCAGCTTACAACGAGTTCATCGAACGCGCCCGAGAGACGGGACTCTCGGAGCTCGTCGACCGCATCGAGGCCGGTTATCTGGAAAGGACACCGAAAGGCCGTCACTGGCTCTGGCGCTGCTCCGAGATATCCGGGAACACCAAGCTGGCCAACAACGAGGACCAGGAAGTGCTCATCGAAACCCGGGGCGAAGGCGGCTACGTCATCGTGGCGCCGTCCAGCGGCAGCATCCATCCGTCCGGGGAACCCTATGAACTGTTGGCCGGGTCGATCGACACGATCCCGGCAATCACGCCTGACGAGCGCGGTTTACTGTTCGATCTGGCCCGTTCTTTCGACTATATCGCACGGAGAGCCGATTTACGGCCCCTGGAATCCGAAAGCCGACCTGGGGATCAGTACAACGTCGAAACTGCATGGTCCGATCTGCTGGTTCCAGCAGGATGGCGGGAAATGGGGGTCCGGGACGGTGTCACATCATGGCAGCGGCCCGGGAAGACCGTTGGGATCAGTGCAACGACCAACTACGGCGGAGCTAACCTACTCCATGTCTTCACCAGCTCCACTGATTTTGAACCGGATACCTCGTACAGCAAGTTTGCGGCCTACACCCTGCTGCACCATCAGGGAGATTATTCCGCAGCAGCAGCGGCCCTACGAGCCGATGGATTCGGTGCTCCCACCCCGATTCCTCTGGCAGACCCGGCAGTCGTGGCCCCCTCTGCGCCTGTCGGGTCCTTCCACTTCAGCTCATGGAGCGAGCTGCTGGCAGAACCAGCAGAGACCCAGAGCTGGCTGTGGGACCAGACTCTGGCCACCAGCTCCATCAGTATCCTGGTCAGCCGTCCCAAGGTGGGTAAGTCTACGCTGGCCAGGAGCATCGCGGTGGCGGTGGCCACTGGCGGCCAGCTCCTGGGCCGGGAAGTGGCCCAGGGGACCAGCCTCTATCTCCAGTTCTCAGCGGAAGGAAAGCGCTCTGAGCTCAAGCAGTCCCTGGAGAGAGCGGGAGTCGCATTAGATGACCGCATCTGGATTTACACCGGGCCCACGGTCGAAAGCCCGATCGACGCCCTGGAGACAGCCCTGGCGCACTACCGCCCAAGCCTGGTGGTCATAGATACCATGATCCGCTGGGTACCGGTGAACGATGCTAATGATTACTCCGAGATGTCTCGCGTCACCGAGGCTATCGCCACTATGGCCAGGATAAGCGGCAGCCACATCATGATGCTGCACCACGCCAGCAAGGCAGACCGGGACGCCGGGGATGCGGTACTTGGCTCTACAGCCATCTATGGGTCCGTTGACACCCTCCTGGCCATGCGCTCCCGAGAAGGGCGCCGCACTCTGGAGAGTCGACAACGCTACGGCAACGACATGGAAGAGACGGTACTTGAGCTAGACCAGGGCACCGGCCTGCTGATGGCAGCCGGGTCCCTGGAAGAGGTGGAACAACGGGACGTCCGGGAGGCCATCATGGGCCACGCCCAGGACGGCATGAGCAGACAACAGATAGTCGACGGGGTGGAAGGGAAAGCAGTCCTCATCAGCAAGGCTTTACGCCAGCTAGTGACGGAGGGCTACCTGGAACGCCTCGGCGCCGGGACCAGGTCAGACCCTACGGTCTACCTGGTCCACCAGGAGCCGCACCAGGACGATGACAGAGGCCGTGTCCGTTGGAGGAATCTGTGACCACTGCAGCGGAGCTCATCACAGAACTGGACGATAACGGAGTCTTATTCGGCGCCGACAACGGAGAGATATGGATAACGCCAAGGTCTGCCTTGAACGACAGTTTGAAGGCAGACCTCAAAGAGCACGGCGCCGCGCTGGAGCAAGTCCTGGAGCTGCAGGAGTGGCAACAGGCGTTAGACGCAGATCACCAGGACTTCATGGAGGGAGGTGGCAGTGAAGATTTCGGAGAATACTTCGACCAGTGGTACGCCCGGGAAGAGCTGCTCAGAAACGTCCTCGGATACGAGGGCTGCATCCACGGCTCAGGCAAAGCCTGCCCGGACTTCGTCGTCCGGTGCGAAAACTGCATCCCGAAACAAAAAAAGCGGAGGTACAAATCTCTATGAGTTGGTTAACAAATGTCCTAAATGTCTTCAAGAAAACTCCGTCCACCGAGAAACCGATCAGTACGGTATCTACGATACCTGCAGAACCTGCGGTTGGCTCGACAACGTTAGATTCCACTCCTGGTGGACCCACATCGAACCAGGACACTGGAAACCGGGCACTCCGTCGTAAGTGGCGGAGACTAGCGACCAGGTTCCCAGACAGCACTGTGAATAAATCTGACCGGTGGGGGATGTTAACCCAACTTTATGCAGATGGTAACGCCTGCCGGTGTTTAGCGTGCCGCCAGGCGTTCACAACATGGGACGAGGGGAGGAAACATGAGTGCGAGCAAGAAAAAAGTTTCAGGAAAATCACGCAGCGACGCAGACCTCGACCAAACCGCAAGGAAGAAGAGGGACCCGGAAGTCCTGCAGCGGGGGATACTGGCGATCGACCCGGGATCGAACCAGACGGGGTGGGCGTGGTGGCCGACAGCAGCAAGCCTGGTTCCCGCAGAAGCAGGCGTAATAAACGGCGGTAACGGGACAATAGCGGAGCGAGCTCTAGTAGTGAAAGCAGCCCTCAAGGAGCTGTACGAGACCAGGGACCCGATGCTGGGATCGATAGCGATAGAGAAGCCGATACCGCACCATAGATTCAAAGCGATAGCATTAGAGACCACGTACTCAGAGATCAGCGCCTGGGCTCGGACTCTTCATAAAAAGCGAGGCCGCACCCCGGGTCTGATAGTCAGTAGCTATAACAACAAAGCGGTCAAAGCAGTGGTCAATCCGAAGTACGGGGAGTTTGGCAGGGAAGGCGGGGCCAAGGAACGCCTCATGGCTGGCGTCTGCAGCTCCCTCAGCACCGATTACCGGCTCTACCCGGAAGACGCTATAGACGCCATTGCGATTGGGATACTGCACCTGCAGATCATCCGCCAGGAGATCCTGATCTGGCAGATGCTGAGTGAGATCGAAGACTAAGCGCCAGCCCTGTAAACCAGGGCTGGCGCATTTCTTTGTCATTGAAGAGGCCAACGGGCACACCTCTCCCGGCGTCTGCAGATACTGTGGCCTTGAAGAGGCGTTCAAGAACAGTACCCCCGCAGGTTCATGGGAGAGGTTTCATATGACTTCTAGCCCTTAGCTCTCCCCGTCCAGAATCTTGGTAGCCAGGTTGGCTATCGCCACGATGGACCCGATGCCAGCCCCGGTGATGATCCCCTCTTGCTCCATCTTGAAGCCCATAAACGAGACTGTTAGACCCAACGCAGTGATCGCCAAGATAGCGATTAGTATGTTGGGTTTTATGCGTCCTATTAAAACCATCATTTAAGCACCTCTATCGCCAGCCCGGCCACTATCGCAGACATCATTATCAGGAGCGCCGAGAGCCCGGCCAGAACCAGCTTCATCTGTCCCTTCAGGTAGGATACGTCCGCAACTATGTGCCTGAAATCGTTATTCAAGAACTTGTAGAACTGCGTCGTTAGCTCTCTAATCTCCTGCATGTCGTTCACTTGCCAGGCACCAGATGCACATCAGTGTTGTAGCGCAGCCGCATAGCTGCCATTGGTGTATCCCGAACTGGCACTTCAGCCAACGAACCAAGCGGTTCTGTTTGCGTAGCATTATTTCACTATGATGCTCTTATCAACAAACGTGTCTGCCAGGGTATGGATGACAGTATCGCTGCCGATATCCACAGCTACTGTATTGATGTCGCCATCATCCCCGATCTCAACATTCGTAAGATTGAAATTGCCAGCTTTGATGAAGTCCAGGTCAATCGGCCCAGTGGAACAGTGGCCTGTGATTGATACATCTTTGATGTAGGCATCCCCAGCAAGACTGATAAGTAGTCTGTCTACCGTGCCTGAAGCATTATAAATACCTGCTCCGCGCGTTGATTCGACGGTTATGTCAGGCGCACCCGCGCTATTCTGGGTCGGCCCAACGTGATGCCCATCGACATTTCCGCTCAGTGTCAGCTTGTGAATAAAGCTGGCGTTCATCGTGAGGGTGGGCGCGACCAACTCGTTCATCGTGAACGTGTCCACCCAGAGATACCCTGTCCCGGCGGCGCGTTCAACGGCCATGCAGTCCACCGATGCTTTGCCCATCTCAAGTACGGCGGTTAACGACTCCATCCTACTCCCATCAGCCATTCTCAGTTCTAGGGTTTGGGACTCAGTGCCATCTTCATTAAGCGGCAACTGCTGGCCCATCGTTCCCAGCCCGTCCTCGCTGGCATAGTAGGCCGCCCCGCTGTCAGGCCAGTTCCATGACCCGTGGACGACATCGCGGATGGTGAAATACATCCCCGTGCCTACTGCTCCTAACGACACCAGAACCGTGAAGAAGATTATCTTCAGCGTGGCCTTGCTGCCGAAGGATATTCTAGGCACCGACACCCCTGGCATAGCAGGGACAGGCACCTTCCTATTGCCCACCAGATGGGCCAGTTTCTCAAAGAGACTCATTTTTTATCTCCTCCAACCGAGAACAAAGATTGCAGAATCCCGGTCACGGGTATGGTTAACACAGCTAAAACGGTGAGCAAAGGCTCGACGTTATTCAAGACTGTCTCGCTG